GGGGATGGCAGAGGGTGTCCGAGAAGCCCCAGACCAGATGAGGACGATGAAGATGCAGACATATGGTATGACGAGTGGGAAGGCAATCCATTAGGTCTGCGTAGTTTAGACGTGTGGTTTAGAGAGTGGTGGATACCCACTATGTTTGGGCCTGATAGTGATATTGCCAGGGCGTTGGGTCTGACACCAGAAACTGCACAAGGCTTGGCTAGGGGAATAGAGATGGGGCCTATCTCAGCCATAACCGATAAGAACATAGGCTCCTCAGTAACCTTGGATCATTTGTGGTTCCAAGATCGCGTTCCTTCGGACGATATGAAATCGGCCTTTCAGTACTTTTTATTTGATACCTTCGGTGGACCCTTGGGGGCAATGGGGTCACAGATTGCAGGTGGTTTCCAAGACATGAATGAAGGGAACTTTGACAGGGGTTTGGAAAAGTTTGCCCCTGCTTTCTTCCGTGGGCCTCTGAAAGCATTGCGCGTGCGCGACGAAGGAAGTATAACGCAAGGACAACGTGCTCAAATTTTAGATGCTGAGTTTTACACAATGGGTAAGATATTAGGGCAAGGTCTTAACTTCCAAAGCACTACAGAAGCAGAGATGCAAAAAGCTAACTTCTTAGCCAAGCGCGTTGTGGTAGAAGTTCAGAAAGAACGAACTAAAGTGCTTAACCAAATTAACCTGGCTTATGCAAAAGACATGGAGAACTCAACTTCCCGCACACAGGCCAACATTGATGAAGCCCTCGATGCCGTGTATGAGTACAATTACCGTAATGGGTTTTATCCTATAAATGGGGATACTATTAACCAATCTCTAACAGGTCGAGCAACAACTCGTGGTGGAGCGGACCAAGGGCTTGTAGTGCCGCAGAAAGATTTATCTCCTTTGGCATCTGACTTGGTTAGAAGAAGCCGAACTAACTAAACCCGCCAACAGCGTATGCCTCGCACGTTGTCCTCAATAACTACCTTGGTAACAATTTTAAACTTTAATCTTTTGATGGTAGTTAGTATTTCTTTCTTTGCTTTGGGCGGGTTCAAACAGGGTATGAACACAGAGTACCCGCGCTTAAACGTCTTCCAGTTTACTTCGTAATTAACCCGTTCGACTATCATTGCCGTCTTCTAACGGGTTGTCCTCTGGGTGTTGCAGGTGCTGCACGTCAACAAAGTCTGGGTGGGAGCAATCGAACACGAGTGCGTGTACACCAGAGCTAACTATCTTCATCCCCTTAGACATCCGCTTAACAGAAGTACCTAAAAAAATACCCCTAGACTTTAAGTCGTTCAAAGTATCCTTGTAGTTAACCTGGAATTCTACACAATCTTTCTTAAAGGCTTTAGCTGTAATAAACAGCTTGTCTGTATCTGGTTCGTACCGGTTAATAAGTTCTCCGTAGGGTTCAGCTGTAGGTAGCTTAGGCATGTGACTGCGTTGGTCAGCAGAATCTTCCACTACTAAAGTGTTAGTGAGGTGCCTGTTTAGAAAGTCCCCTATGACTTGTACCGCATCAAAGGTGGGCGGCGTGGTGTCGCGCCTTACCTCATGCACCATGTTGGTAGCCCACTGGTAAATACGGGATATGTCCCAATCAATAAGGCCACAACGCCTAGCGATAAGCCCTCCGGTAATGTTGCAAGCTAGTATGGCAGACCAGAATCTTTCCCGTTGGGTAAGTCCTAACTCAAGATCAATCTTACGTTGTATAGCCAGCAAGGAATCTATCACCTCCTCTAGATTATTCAGTAGGTACTCTGCATATATGGGGCCAGCGTGCCCGTAGTTTTCACTTAGCTGGTGGTCAAAAAGATTCTTGGCTGTCTGGGTAGGGATCACCGAGGCCGAAGTGTAATCGATTTTGTACTCCAGCAAGCGCATCATCTCGCCATCAGGTGTAGTTTTAAGAGCGGCTAACTTTTCGTAGAAGGAAGAGTTAGAACTACACAGGGACATATTCGCCCAAGTGGTATGGTTCTGCCGTAGCTCGTTAACGGATGCCTTGACGCGGTGCTTGCCCCTACCTTGTGACATGCTGTATGCCAACACGGAGAATTCCTTCGGGGGTGTGTTGGTCATCTCGTCTACGGTAAAACATAAGTTGTTCATAATACCCAGCTGCATAATCTTGGCGTTCATAGTGTCAGCAAAGCTGGAACTTAATGCCTTTGGATTGCCCATTACGCTGTTGACCATGTACAGGATGGTGGACTTACCGGTGCCAGAGTTAGGGTGGATGAGATTTATTATGGCTCCGTTTTGACCTATGAATTTAAACAAGGGAGAACCAAAGGCAGTAAGCGCACCGAAAGCATGGGGCTCTAACCCTGGCTTGCCATAGAGTTTAAACACCTCTTTCCATTTTTCCAGAGTACCCTTGGGAGTCATGTGCTCTGCCAAGTCTTCTGTAATGGATGAAGGGGGGCTGTGGAATGTTCCCTCTGGAGTAACTTCTCTGTCCCCAATTATAAATTTGCTATTTTTCTCTGCCCACCCAAATTGTGTTCTCATTTGTTCAGCTCCTTTGTCGTCTATTAAGTTGTTAATGGAAAGAATAATGTAGAGATGTAGTAGGTCAAACTTTTTCGAGTTAGAACAAAGCACCCCGTAGGAAGCTAATGCTTTTCGTAAGTCTGGCTTCTCTGAAATTTGTACGTTCGATATAACGAATTCTTTGATGCGATCCTTTGGCAGTTTTACTTTAAGGACCACTACATCCCCTCTGCCTGGGTCGTTCATGCGCTTCACTACGTATATGTCGTGCTGGTAAACTAGTATAGGGTCCGCCCCTTCATCCCCCTCTGGCGCAAAGTAAATACCCCCCTTGCCTTTGAAGAAAGGGTCAGGGCACTTTGGCATGTGGTGAACCTCTGGCTCTTTCTCAGGGTCTAGGCTCGGCTCAGTGGTGACGTAGTCTTCAGGGTCGGCGGCAATTACTTGCCTACCCAACTCTATAGGGCCAGTAATTCCTTTATGGGGGCAGCCTTCGCAACCACCAGGGTTATTACGTTCAAATATTTGGCAGCTGTGTGGACCCCCTGAGTTATGGGCTTTAGCATCGGCGGCAGTAAAACTATAATCGGGATGACCCGCAGACATTTTGACTATGGCAGATTCACGGTCGATACACTTGTTGGCTATAGAAAGGGCATCAAACCAACGGGGTTCTGCCAAGGTTGCTTGGTTAGTGTAGCAATCTAGGAGCTGGGCGCACCCATCTCCCTTAGCACTCCTAGTCATTATCTTACTGAACTTAGTGAGGCTCGTTGCAGCACTCGCTAAGTACTTGCCAAGGTTACTAACTCTTTTAGGAGGGGGAGCAGCGAGAGGTTCTTTTATACCTAGTAATTGGGAGAAGGCTAGGAAGTCTACAGCGGGGGCTTCATTAATCACGGTAACTAAAGCAGGTGTATCCCCCTTGAAATTGTAGGTGCCAGGGATACGGAGGATACGAGCCACTTCAAAAACGGCGTTGTCCACATAAAACTTATGGGTGTTGCACAGTTGCTGTAACCTTGCCGCCACCGGCTCCCACACTTCGCGGGGGATCTCTTCGGTAAGTGCCCAATACGCATGAAGCCCTCGACCAGAGTTAACTACTATGGGCTTGGGCAATCCCACAAGAGTGCAGAATTCACGTAAAGCTTTCCCTGCTGTGGGTTGGTCTATGTAACCGTCAGGTATGCCGGTCGTGGCATTGGGTTCGGCTTTGGCTTCCCCGCAATCGATGTCTAACCAAAAGGATTTAAGGGCTTTAACATTGTCCTTAGTGCGCGTGCTGTCGGTTTGGTACTTAGCTAAAGCAAAAAATACATTGCGTTTTTGTTGCACGAAATCTTTAGTTACTGCGTCTGCTTCTTGCCGTGTAGCTACAAACTTTTGTACAACACTTTTAGCTTTTATACCCGTTACAACGAACCATCCTTCCGTGGGTTGTACTACTTTTAAAAGGTCAAAGTCTGCCATTCTCTTTTTTCAGGGGGCATTATCCCCCCAAGTGTTCCTCGGATTTTCAAAGTGTGGGTACTATTTACTGGGCTTAAAGGACGCTATAAACAGCTTGACTGTATCCGTGCAAGTTTCGTGTGGGACATTCACCCCACAAAACCAGTTGTATACGGTCTGCCTACTAACTCCAAAATTCTGGGCTACTTCAACTACAGGTATATTTTCCTTCACACACACCCTGCCTAGTTTTACTCCCAACAATTTTTGGTTAGCTTTTTTATTGGTATCAATTAGCCTCGCGCTATAACCATAACTCATACACTACTCATCGTCTGCCCATGCACTGAGGACATCCGCTATATCGTCCTTAATTGGCTTGGGATCTTTCTTGGGTTGACGTTTAACCGGTTCTTCAATTGGAGCATCTGGCTCGTCTACGGGAGTAACCGCAGCAGCTTCTTTTTCGAGCCTAGCTGCCGTAACTTGAGCAGGGGATTCCGGTGCCGTGGGGGCAGGAAGTTTGGTTACCTGATCTGCTTGAGCTACTGTGATTTTTGTGTAGCGTTGGGCATCAGGTTTAAGCTGACATTCCTGCACCAGTGCATACTCCGTGTCATTGATGTGGCGTAGCGGGGTGAACAACAACTCCATAGTATCCGCATTGTCATCGTAACGGATGTTGGTAACCACGTTGTCTAGGTCTTCTCCATTCGCAGCTAAGTAAGACAAGTAGCTTTCAAAAGGATGGGTGTTGCCACTACCCTTACCAAACAATGACTTGGCAGGAATATTAAATTGGTAAATATCCCCTGAGCTATCACCCTCTACCAGTAAAGATATACGCCGTTGGTAACGACACGCTTTACTTCCGTTCTCTCCAGAACCTTTGATGTTCTGTGGGCAATCAGCACAGTTAGCGTGCTGTGCATCGGTAGCAGCTTCTTCTGGCTTGTCACCCATGTTAGACCAGCAGTTAGGCAGTGTTGCATCTTTGTTGGCATCGTACTTTTCTTTGTAGTAGATGCGGGACACACTGGATAATGCCCATAAAACCAAGACATTTATTTCCCCCCGTAAGGCATCCCCTATTTGTTCACCGTTAACGAGGCGCTTGAAAGTACCATTGGTGTTGGTCTGGATACGCCTACTTCCGATACCCCCAGATCCCTTGGCTAGTTCTTTGGATAACGCACTAGGGGTTCTGCCCGCCCCGACGACTACATCATCCTGCTTAAAAATAGATAGGTCAGTATTCATTGTGTACTCCTTATTTGGTGGTGGGTTTTCTAACTTGGACTGTATAGGCTTTGTCAGAGTTCAGCCCAAGGGGTAGTAGGTCTGGGTTTTCCGTTAAGAATTCTTCCATTGAACGGGTGTTAATCCTTTTTTCTAAGAGGTGTGCGGCGTTATGAGCCTGGATGAAATCGTATAGAGCGGCCCAATCGCTAGTCCAGTACTTAGTACGAACTGTGCGATAAAACGTACCAAACTCTGTACGAACTGCTTCACTGTTATTAACTTTGCAATGTTCCAACAATTCGTTAGAGACTAATTGGAACTGATCTTTCAACGCCGCTATGTTTTCCTTGTGTTCCGTTTCTTTGTCTTTGATGCATTGGCGTATCTTTATGTAGACTTTGACAAGTTCATCTGGGCTAGGAGTAGTCATTGGTATGTGCCGTTATTTTTCTAGTAGGGTTAGAGAGAATAACACCCTGTTTGACAAAGTCAACCACATTACATTAATTCTTCTCGATAGAGTTGAATTATTTTATGATGGTTAGTTATATTGCCCTGTAGCATTTTGTATAGTCTCGCTTCCACGGGGCTACCCTCTATATGAACCACGGTCATCGGGTGCTCTTGGCCTGGTCTATTGATCCGTGCGTTAGCTTGCAAGTATGTCTCTACGCTAGTCACTGGCGCATACCAGATGATAGTGTCGGCGGCAGTGAGAGTAAGCCCATGCGATGCTGCTTGTGGCTGGATGATTAAAACCTTGGGGTCTTTTTCGGTTTGAAATTGGGAAACAATATCAGTGCGTTTATTCACAGGAACTTTGCCATTTATAATTGCAGTTGGTATGTTTTTCTTTGCCAAGAACTCCGACAGTAAAGTTATAGTGTGGGTGAACGGAACAAAGACTAAGACTTTGTTGGAGGATTCGTCGATGACTTCCAGTATGACTTGCAGTCTGTTACTAACGTCAAACTCCAAGACACTTTTGTCATCAGTGTAGACTGCTCCCCCCGATATTTGCAGCAGCTTGTTCAACTGGGTCGCCGCATTGACTGCGCTTACTTCTTCCCCCGCAGCTTCTAAGACCATGTCTTTCCTCAGTTTTTGGTAGTACTTGTTTTGTTGGGGGGTGAGGGGGGCTTCTCGTTCGGTGTAGGTGAGAGGGGGCAGATCAAGGCACTGTGCCCTTTCAAAACGTATAGCGGGCTGAAGAACTTTATGCACGGTCTGCTGGGCATCTGGTTTAGGAGCCCACTTATATTGGGTTACCTTATACATAACATCGTCCCTAAACCTACCAAAGTAAGTAGGGGTATTCTCAGGGTTGACTAGCTTGGCTAAACCAAAGGCATCCACGGGTGATTGTGCTGCCGGTGTACCAGTCAACATCCATAACCAGGGGACTTTAGCTACAATGTCCCGCAGTACTTTCCATCTATTTGTCTGGGCATTTTTGTAAGCGTTGGCCTCGTCAACTACTACCATGTCAAAACCACCGGCCATGATTTCATCCTTGATAACCGCAACACCGTCAAAGTTTATGATCACAAATTCTGAACCCGCGCTTAATATTTTCTTCCTTTGTGTTGCCGAACCATGCGCTACCGAACAGCTGCGATGCATGGCAAATTTAAACAAGTCTTGTTGCCATGCTGACTTCATAATTGACAACGGACATAACACAAGTATGCGTTTGATGTACCCCTTGGTAAGCAAGTAATCCGCTGCCCAGATAACAGACGCAGTTTTGCCAGTGCCTTGTTCGTTGAAACAAAAAGCTTTTTTATTAAGAGTTAGAAATGAGGAAGTGACTTCCTGGTGTTTGAAAGGGGTAAGTTTACCCGTCCATTTGTAGTCTCGGTTAATGGGTGAGGGCACATCTACCACTCGTAGCTTGCATAATTGTTGTGCTTCTTCTAAGCCCCAATGCACTGCCACTTCGTACACGCCGTTACTTTTAGAAAGTACCCGACTCTTCTTTATTTTTTCCGTGACTAAGTGCGGAGTTTTTGTGTTTAAAACCAATGCTTTGTTTTGTATTACTTCCATGGGTTAACCCTTACCTCGGCTGCTGTATACGTTGTCTTGTTCGCTGTCAAACAAGGGTGTCAATTCGTTAGCTAAACCTACCGCATCCATAGTACCAACTTCTAAAGGTCCATCAGCGTCTTCGTATACAGGTACATCAAAATCAACCATAGACATTGTGTTGTTAAACTTAGGAGCTTTAACATTGCACTGATAACTATTCCACAGGAACTTACGCTCCCCACGTATATGTTCTCGTACTATACTTTTACCTGCGGGTGTCACACGGGTATGCGCTTCAACAAAATGTATTATCTTTTTTCGATGTCCGTTCAGCGTTGTGACATATTCTCTATCTCTAAAGTAATGTTTTGTGTCTTTGGTATCCACACAAAAGGTCATTCGCAAATCGTTCTTCTTTGTCTGCACCGTCCACATTTGGTCACGCTGGGTCCAAAAGTTAAAACACGCACAAAAAATACCGCTGTGTAAAAGCTCAGTGTGCTTATTAATTCTTTCATCAGGGGGGAATAAGTTAGGGTGCGCCCAACTCTTACGCGTATACGATGTAACACGTTCAGAAGGTCTTCCTTTTATAGCTGGTACTTTTACTAACTGCTGATTCACCCAACGTAAAGTTCTTACTTCTCCTTCACTGCTTACGGCTATAAAATAATACATCCAAAAATTCTTACTTTTAGTTGTGGTGTTTTTTGAAGCAGGGATGCTTATGCCTATTTTATAAACAACATCCTTAGTGGGTTCTACGTAGTAAGGAATAGTTTTATACTTAAAAGCGTAGAAAAAGGTAGGTGCTGTTAGGTCTTCATCATCGGGCCAAAAATTGTTGGTAGCCACAAACATAATACCGGGGAACTTTTCCGGCACACACACATCAGACTTAAGTACATCACCCATACCTATCCCCGCAGGAGGCACAAAAGCACCTAACTTTTTAAGCCCTTTAATGTTTACTGTGGCATCCCATGAATATTTACTTGTTGCTCGGGACAACTCTTTAAAGTTTTGGTCTAAGTTCTCCAAGGTTTGTTTTATTGTTTTGGTTCTACCCTTCTTGTATTTTTTACGGCGCTTTACTGGCGCAATCCCATCGTTCTTAGTGAAATAATTAAAAAACTTCTGTAGGTAAAAGTTTACTATGTCCCGAATACTTTTGGTCATGCTTTGCATACGATATTCCTTCCCCTAAACCATATGATTAACAACGTATTTTTCTTGGCTTAATATTCCTTGCGGACGCACGCCAGTCAGTACTGTACTTGTTACTTTTCCCCATGTTGCAGTCCTCACAAAGCAGTTGTAAGTTAGCAAAGTTTAAGGC